TGTTAAGTCAACAACTCTAGGTGCTTCACTTTCACTTATACAATCAACATTGGAAGTTGCATCTAGTGCTGATTTAACTACATTTGAAGGTCTTCCAGTTGATGGAACTAATTTAGGATATCTTAAGGTTGGTAATGAAATTATTGCATATGATAATGTTAGTGGTTCCGAAATTACTATTGCTACAAATGGTAGAGCAATTGATGGCACAAAAGCAGAAACTCATGATGTGGGTTCTATGGTGCAAAAATATGAATTCAATGGAGTTTCTTTAAGAAGAATTAATGGGGTCACTTCTTCAATTAAAGGTCCAATTGGAATTGATGGATATTATTTTGATATTGATACTGGAAGTACTAATGGGTTGGAAAGAACCAATGACACTTCAACAACTCAATCACTTTCATTTAATGGCAACAATAGTGGAGGAGGAAACAATGTTTATGCACAAGAAAATATCTTGTATACTGGAGTGAGACCTACTTATGACATTCAAACTCCATCTGCGGATACATTTGTAAATGGTAGGATTAGAACAGTCTCTGGAACTAGTGTTGGTGCATCTACAAATAATCCACAAGTATCATTCTTGGATAAAGGATACCAAACAATTCAGTTGAATACTTTTAATTTCTTATCGGATCCTAGAATGATTTGCTCTGAAGTTAATCAGGATGAATATTTGACAAATCTCCCAAGAAGTAAGTCATTTACAACAGCAATTAACTTCAATACATCCGATAAAAATGTTTCTCCAATATTAAATCTTAATACGGCATTTACTGAATTCTTTAGTAGTCGTTTAAATAATCCAGTCTCCGATTTTACGACAGATAATAGAGTTAATTCGATATATGAAGATCCACACTCTGCAGTCTATTATAGTAAATCTGTCAGTCTGGCAAATCCCGCAACTTCTTTGAAAGTAATTTTATCTGCTTATAGACATGAGTCTGCTGACATCAGAGTTCTTTATAGTTTAACTAGAGCAGACTCTAGTGAAGTTGAGCAAAAGTTTGAATTATTCCCTGGGTATGAGAATTTAAGATCTGGTCAAAGTGGACTTGAAGTTATAGATCCTGCCAAAAATACTGGGCATTCTGATATTGATATTCCATCTAGTTTGGAAAATGAATTTATAGAATATGAGTATAATGCTAATGGTTTGGGATTATTTACTGGATTTACAATCAAAATAATAATGAGTGGAGAAAATCAGGCACAACCACCAAGATTAGGTGACCTCAGAGTCCTTGCAATTAGATGATTAAAGTAGAAGGTCATACAAATCTCTATAGAGATGATGAAAGCGGTGCTATCATTAATACCGACACCACCGCTTACAACGATTATGTTCGTTCGATAGAAACTAGCGATTCTAGAAAACGGGAATTGGATAAAATAAAAAGTGACATTGATGAAATTAAATCATTACTGAAGGAATTGGTCAATAAAAATGTCGGGTAATTGATTATCATATAAATACTTAAAAGTATATTGATCCCGGAATAATGGCAGTTTATGTATCAAATATTGTTATTGAACAGGGATTTGATTTTGAGACTACATTTGAGTTGGAAAATTCTCTTACAAATGAACCTTTAGACTTAACAACTTATAATATTCCTGAAGCAAAGTTGAGAAAATCTTTTTCCAGTTCAACATCATATGATTTTACCGGAGCTTTTGTAGATGAATTAGCTGGGAAATTTTTGATTAGTATGGGTTCCTCAATGACAAGTCAATTAAAACCCGGAAGATATGTTTATGATGTTAAATTAACTACTTCAGCAACAGGTCTTACTTCAAAAGCAGTTGAAGGATCGGTCATAGTTAGGGGAGGAGTAACTAAGTAATGCCTACTATAAAAGCAAGAGTAGGACCTCAGAATGCTGTTAGGGTATTATCTCAACAAACTTCTGCGGTCTCCAAATTACTGAATTTAAGTGATGTAATTAGTGATTATAAGGCAGTTGATGGGTTACTCCTAGTATGGAATCAACCCAACTCACAATTTATAATGACAAGTGTCATTGATAATGAAGTAAAAATAAGTGATTTAACTCAATCGTATAATGCAACCACCGGAGCACTTGTTGTTTCTGGTGGTGTTGGTGTAAGTGGAAATTTAAGTGTTGCTGGAATTGCAACATTCGGAACAGGGACAGTTACTGTCGATGGTGATAGTGATTTAATCTACGTTGGTGCAGGCGTTACTCTTAGTGGTCAAGACGGTATTTGGACCAAAAGACTGACGGTAGATGGTGATTTTGTTGCAACGAATCTCACTATTACCGGAATTGCTACTCTAGCGTCTGAAGGTGGTATAACCACTACTGGCGGAGATTTGTATGTTGGTAAGAATTTAAAAGTTGCCGGAGTATCTACATTCATAGGTAATGCCACCTTTAGAGGTGGGACAATTGGAATTGGTGATTCTACTGGTGATGATATTAATGTTTCTGGTGAATTTATATCCGATTTGAATCCAAATGATGATGGACTTTATGATTTGGGTATAGTTGGAAAAAGGTGGAGAGATGCCAGATTTTCTGGATTAGTAACATCTACCACTTTAAATGTTGCAAATACTGCATTAATTTCCGGAATATCAACATTCCAGCAAGATGTTGATGTTGTTGGAACATTTACTGCCGGACTTATAGATGGGGGATTCTACTGATGGCAAAACCAAGTACTAGGCAAGGATTGATTGATTATTGCCTCAGAAAATTAGGAGCACCAGTTTTAGAAATTAATATTGATGACGATCAAATCGATGATTTGGTTGACGATGCGATTCAATATTTTAATGAAAGACACTTTGATGGTGTTGAAAGAATGTATTTGAAATATAAAATAACTCAAGATGATATTGATAGAGGGAAGGGTCCAAATAAAGATGGAGTTACTGGTATTGTAACGACGACAGTAAATCATAATGTTGGTGTTACTACTCAATTCTCTTTTGAAGAAAATTCAAACTATATTCAAGTTCCAGATTCTGTAATTGGAATACAAAATATATTCAGATTTGACACGAGTTCAATATCTAGTGGAATGTTTAGTATAAAATACCAACTATTTTTGAACGATTTATATTATTTTAATTCTGTTGAACTTTTACAATATTCGATGACAAAAAGTTATCTGTCAGATATTGATCACTTGTTAACTACTGATAAGCAAATTAGATTTAATCAAAGGCAAGATAGGTTATATTTGGATATAGATTGGGCATCTCAAAAAGAAGGAACATACATAGTTTTTGATTGCTATAGAGCACTCGATCCTGCTTCATTTACACAAGTATATAATGATTCCTTTGTAAAAAGATATTTAACTGCTCTTATGAAGAGGCAGTGGGGACAAAACTTGATTAAATTTAATGGAGTAAAACTTCCTGGTGGAATTGAGTTAAATGGAAGACAACTTTTTGAAGATGGCGAAAGAGAGTTAGAAGCAATTAAACAAAAAATGGCTTCTGAATATGAACTCCCACCATTAGATCTTATTGGGTAATTAATTATGGCACTTAATCCATTTTTTCTCCAAGGCACTACCGGAGAACAAAATCTTCTTCAAGATCTAATTAATGAACATTTGACCATATTTGGTATAGAAATACATTATTTGCCTAGATCCATTTTTAGGACAGATAATATACTTCAAGAAGTAGAGTCTTCTGCATTTGAAGATAATTTTGTCCTTGAAGCATATATGACAAATTATGATGGATATGCTCCAGATTCAGATATTATGACAAAATTTGGATTGAGACTTAAGAATGAAATAAATTTAGTAATATCTAAAGAAAGATATGAAGATTTTATTGGCGCATATCTAGGTGGACAAAACTGGGCAATTGATAGAGGGTTTATTGAGGGGCAAGAAAAATATTTGGCAATAAGACCAGCAGAAGGAGATTTAATTTGGTTCCCTCTTGGAGAAAGATTATTTGAGATTAAAAGAGTTGAAGCAGAAAAACCATTTTATCAGTTAAACAAGACATATGTTTATGAGTTACAGTGTGAATTGTATGAGTATGAAGGAGAATCTGTAGATACAACTTCGGATCTTATTGATAGTGTTATTGAAGATGAAGGATATATAACTACTATGTCACTTGTTTCTATTGGAGTAGGAGCAACAGCAAGTGTAAGCATAGGGGGTACCGGCATGGTACGCCAATTGACACTGACAGACGATGGGAGTGGATATACAAGTACTCCTACAGTAACTATATCTCCACCAGCATCTGGGATTGGTACAGCAACTGCAGTTGCAATTACAACTAATAGAGGAAATGTATATTCGATAGATTCATTAAGAATACTTAATCCAGGGTATGGATATGTTGAAACTCCAACTGTTACAATTTCTGGTGGAAATGGAAGTGGCGCAAGTGCAACTGCTACTTTAGGAAATAATGGAATTACTACATTTACTATAAATTCTGAAGATAATGAAGGTTACTACAGCATTCCAGATGTTACAATAACTGGAGGTGGTGGAACTGGTGCAAGTGCTGAAGCGGTTGTTTCTTCAGGAACTGTTACTGGATTTAGGATTATAAACACGGGTGTTGGATATACAGAAGCACCAACAGTAAATGTGACTGGAGTTTCTACAACTGGCATAGGAACATTCATTATTAACGAAACTGTAACTGGACAGACTTCGGGTGCAACTGCTCGTATTAGAGATATTAATATTGATTATCTCACAGGAGATGGTGGAGAAGATAGAACAAGACCAAATAAGTATTTGGAACTGGGAAGTATTACAGGAACATTTTATGTTGGAGAAACTCTTGTCGGGTCTGCATCTTCAGCGACATATATAGTTAAATCTTATGATGATGATTCTTCTGGAGATGAATATGATATTAATTACAATATTGAAACAGAAGCAGATTCGATAATTGATTTCACTGAGAGCAATCCATTTGGAGAATATTGATGTTAGGAACTTATTTTTATCACGAAATAATTAGAAAGAATATTATATCTTTCGGAACATTATTTAATAACATTTATATTAAGCATTTAGATGGCGCTGGTGCTGTTTCCAATCAACAAAAAGTTGGTTTGTCTTATGGACCTATGCAAAAATTTCTTGCGAAAATTCAACAGCAAGAAGATTTGACGAAACCAGTTGCAATTAGTCTCCCAAGAATGTCGTTTGAGATGACGAACATTCAATATGATTCATCTAGAAAGGCCGGTGTTACACAGACTTTTAAGGCAACAGATGGAACAAATATGAGAAAGGTTTTTATGCCTGTTCCATACAACATTGGATTTGAATTAAATATTTTTAGTAAGTTGAATGACGATGCTTTACAAATAGTAGAGCAAATTTTACCATTTTTTCAACCATCATTTAATTTAACTTTAGATTTAATTGATTCTATTGGAGAAAAAAGAGATACTCCAGTTATTTTGGATAGTATCGACTTTCAAGATGATTATGAAGGATCCTTCCAGACCAGAAGGGCATTAATATATACATTGAGATTTACCGTTAAAACATATCTCTTCGGTCCTATTGCGGATAATCCAGAAGGTCTCATTCGTAAGGTTCAAGTCGATCTTTCTTCTGGAACTGATACTCAAACTGCAAAAAGGGAGATGAGATATACTACTACACCCAAGGCGCTGGAAGATAAAAATTCTGACGGACAAATTAATTCGGCAGATGTTCCTTTAATTGGACCTTCGGATGATTTTGGGTTTGATGAAAATTGGGATTTCTTCCAAGATGCTAAAACCTATAGTCCAACACAACAACAGGATATTTAATAATCATGAGTGAAAATTATGATGCTATCGATAAGGCTCTTAATACAGAGAGTGATATTGTCGAATCTAAACCGAAAAATGTAGATATCATTAAACCAAAAGGGGATGATATTAAAAAAGACTATGACTATACTCGTGCTAACCTGTATTCCTTAATAGAAAAAGGTCAAGAAGCGATTAATGGTATCATGGAGGTCGCTGAAGAAGGATCCAGTCCAAGAGCATATGAAGTTGCAGGTCAGTTGATTAAAAGTGTTGCAGATACTACTGATAAGTTAATTGATCTTCAAAAGAAACTTAAGGATGTTGAGGCAGATACAAAGAAAACTACAAATAATGTGACAAATAATGCTGTGTTCGTTGGATCAACATCAGAACTTCAGAAAATGCTGAAGCAAGGTTTTCTAAATAATAATAACGCAAGCAACGAAAATGAAGAAGTGTAAGCAGGGTTATTATTACTGCTATAAAGATAAAAAGTGTAAGCGAATTCCTCTTGGATATCGTGTAGGACTTGGTGGTTGGTTGCGTAAAGAAAAAGAAGAAGAAAAGGACGAAACTACAGAGAATGGAAATAACAAGAATGGCAATGGAAGTGGGAATGGGCACTCTAATGGGGGTTCTAATGGCGGAGGCGTCAGTGAAGGAACCTTGCATAAGTGGTTCAAAGGATCCAAGTCTAAAGATGGTAAAGGCGGGTGGGTCAATGTCGTCACAGGTGGGACTTGCGCCAGTGATGAACCAGGAGAAGGAACACCAAAATGCGTCTCTTCAGCAAAAAGAGCAAGCATGAGTAAGGCAGAAAGACTTTCTGCTCAAAGAAGAAAGAAAGCAGCAGATCCAGGTCAACAACAAAAAACTGGTGCTGCAAAACCAACTTATGTTTCTACAGACAAAAAGAAAATGAAAAAAGAAGAAGTAGAAATTATTGAGGCAAAAGATAAGAAAGGTAAAGGTAGTGGCACCAAAGACGCCTGCTATCATAAAGTCAAGTCTCGCTATTCTGTATGGCCTTCTGCATACGCCTCAGGAGCACTTGTAAAGTGCCGTAAGGTTGGTGCTGCTAATTGGGGTAATAAGTCCGAATCATACGAGTTCTCTAACTGGAGAGACGATTTCAAGGCAACTGAATATGAGTTTATTGATATTGTTGAGGCAGAACCAATTAAAGGTGGACAATCTATTGATGAAGGTCAAAGGTGTTGGAAAGGTTATGTGAAGAAAGGGACCAAAAAGATGTTTGGTAAAACTTATAATAATTGCGTGAAAAAGGAGGAGGTTGAATCCAAAATTGGTGGCGGTAATTTGAAGAAACTTTCAACAAAAGCAACAAGACGTGTTGATGCAGATGTTGACGGTGATGTTGATAGTTCAGATATGAAGACACCAGAAACAGGATCATTTATTCCATCTCCCAATGGTAAGAAAAAAGTCAAAACAAAAGCAAGATTTGAGCAATTTTCTGATTGGAGATCAGAACTTGATGAAGGCGTAATGCCTGCGATAATTGATCCAAAAGCACATAGAAAACAACAACGTGCAGCAAAAGTAAGAAACCTTGCCCAAAAGGGTGCTACTGAAGGTGAAAGAGCAGCAGCAGAAAGAAAGACTAAAGGTCCAAAAATGTTTGGCGAAGATTGGCAGAAGGTAAATAAGTCTGACAAAACTGATGGAATGTCACAGAAAGCAGTAAATGCTTATCGTCGTGAAAATCCAGGTTCAAAGTTAAAGACTGCCGTAACCGGTAATCC